GGTGGTGACGTGGCGCACACTAGTATCATTCCTTTCTTAAAGAAATTTGAAAGTACAGTACGTTGTTGTACACAGAATGGAGTACGTGGCGGCAGTGCAACTACCCATTTTCCTTTATGGCATCAAGAGATTGAAGACATTCTTGTATTAAAAAATAATAAAGGTACAGAAGACAACCGTGTACGTAAATTAGATTATTCAATTCAGTTAAACAAAACTATGTATGAAAGATTGTTGGCTGGCGGAAACATAACTTTATTCTCGCCACATGATGTACCTGGTTTGTATGAAGCATACTTTGGTGACCCTGCGGCATTCCAAGAACTATACGAAAAATATGAACGTGCTACAAGCATTAAGAAACATACTGTATCAGCAATGGACTTGTTTTCAGCACTAATTAAAGAACGTGCAGAAACAGGACGCATTTACATTATGAATGTTGATCACTGTAATACACACAGTTCTTTTAAAGACACAGTTTACATGAGCAATCTTTGCCAAGAGATCACATTGCCTACAAAACCATTACAGCACATTGATGACCCAGAAGGTGAGATTGCTCTATGTATTTTAAGTGCTATTAATGTAGGTATTATTAGAAGTTTAGATGATTTAGATGAACTATGTGATTTGGCTGTAAGAGCATTAGAGGAAATTATTGATTATCAAAAGTATCCTATTTTAGCTGCAGAGAAATCAACTAAAGCAAGACGTTCATTAGGAGTAGGCTACATTGGGTTAGCACACTATCTTGCGAAGAATAAAACAAAATACGAAGATCCAGAAAGTTGGAAGGCTGTACACGAATTGACAGAAGCATTTCAATACTATTTGCTTAAAGCCAGTAACAATTTAGCACAGGAACGAGGTGCATGTGAATACTTCGATCGTACTAAATACTCAGAAGGCATACTTCCGATTGATACTTATAAAAAGGAAGTTGATGATATTGTAAAGGTTAAACTTAACTATGATTGGGATAGTTTACGCAATGACATTAAGGAACACGGGCTACGACACTCAACGTTGTCCGCACAGATGCCATCGGAGAGCAGTTCTGTTGTGTCAAACGCAACAAACGGAATTGAGCCACCTAGAGGATACTTGTCCGTTAAGAAAAGCAAGAAAGGGCCTCTTAAGCAAATTGTTCCACAGTATCAGACGTTAAAGAATAATTACAGTTTACTATGGGATATGCCTAGTAACGAAGGCTATATTAATATTGTTGCTGTAATGCAAAAGTTCTTTGATCAAGCGATTAGTGGTAACTGGAGTTACAATCCGACACACTTTGAGAACAACGAAGTTCCAATGAGTGTTATGTTAAAAGATTTGTTAACAACTTATAAACTAGGTTGGAAGACATCATACTATCAAAACACGTATGATTACAAAACAGATCCAAGTGAACTAGAACTAGAAGAAAAAGAAGTAGAGTTACAGCCATCAGAAAATGACTACGAAGATGGCGAAGAATGTGAGGCATGTGCAATTTAGTTGTTGACATTCAGTCAAAACTATAGTATTGTATATTAGAGATATAAGGAATCAAACAGATGGCAAAGACAGTTTTTAATCAAGACAAGGTGGACTTCACCAAACAGAACATGTTCTTCGGAGCAGATCAAAATACACAGCGTTACGATACATTTCGTTTCCCTGTGTTTGACAAACTTAATCAAACAATGCTTGGTTACTTTTGGCGACCAGAAGAAGTTAGTCTACAAAAAGACAGAGCTGACTTTGCAAACTTCCGCCCTGAGCAGAAGCATATCTTTACAAGTAACTTAAAGTATCAAACTCTACTTGATAGTGTACAAGGACGTGGTCCATGTTTAGCATTTTTGCCGCATGTATCATTGCCTGAACTAGAAGGTTGTATTGTTACTTGGGATTTCTTTGAAACAATTCACTCACGTTCTTATACACACATTATGAAAAATGTGTACGCCGATCCTGCAGAAGTATTTGACACTATCTTAGATGATAAAGAAATTATCAAACGTGCAACAGCCGTTACTAAGAACTATGATGCATTTACTGGAGCTGCTGATGCGTTTATCCATCGTAAAGAAGGCAACATGCGTGATGTGAAAAAGAAACTGTATCTTGCAATGATGAATGTAAACATTCTTGAAGGGTTACGTTTCTATGTGTCATTTGCTTGCACCTTTGGTTTTGGTGAACTAAAACTAATGGAAGGTAGTGCTAAGATTATTAGTCTTATCGCTAGAGATGAAGCACAGCATTTGGCACTTAGTACTCACGTTCTTAAACTTTGGGCTCAAGGCAAAGACGATCCAGAAATGAAGAAGATTGCTAAAGAGTGTGAAGAAGAAGTATATGATATGTGGCGCGAATGTGTTGCAGAAGAAAAGGCATGGGCTGAGTACTTGTTTAAAGATGGTTCTATGATTGGTTTGAATGCAGCTTTACTAAACCAATACGTTGAATACATTGCTAACCGTAGGCTAAAAGCATTAGGATATAATGCTATCTTTGATGCGCCTATTAATACTAACCCGCTACCGTGGACACAACACTGGCTATCCAGTTCAGGTCTGCAAGTTGCTCCGCAAGAAACAGAAGTTGAAAGTTATATCATTGGTGGCATTAAACAAGATGTCGATACAGACAGTCTTAAAGGATTTTCATTATGATAACAATATACGGCAAGCCAGCTTGCCCTAGTTGCACAAAAGCAAAAGCATTTTGCGAGTCAAGAGGATACGAGTTTGAATACAAACAACTTGATCAAGACTTTACAAGAGAAGAATTATTTGAAACATTTCCAACAGCCAGAACCTTTCCACAAATCATCGTTGGATTAGAAAAGGTAGGCGGCTACGAAAACATGTTGGAGTATATTGATAACACAGGATACAACGGAACAGGACACACACTATAATGTTAATAGAAACTAGTTATAAAATTGGTGATACAGTCTCTTTTAAACTTACATCTGGTGAAGAACTAGTTGCAAGGCTTGATAAAGAAGACGAATCCACTTATACTATACATAAACCAATGGTATTAGTTGCCGGCGAGAAGGGTTTAGGCCTTGCTCCGTTTATGTTTAGTGTATCACAAGACGGCAAATTTGTATTAAATCTAACTGCCGTAGCATGTATTGCTAAAACTGCAAAAGAATTAGCAGATCAATACACAACTCAGACAACAGGTATACAACTTTAAAACAGCTCTCGTCTAAAAGTAATAAATATACAAAAGGATAGTATGTTTATGGCTATAAGACGAGGAGCACCGTTTGATGAGAATAACTTTTTTAATATCCCACCAATAGACGGCGGCGAGATTAATCAGTCCTCATACGTTGCTGTTAAAATATCAAACATCGAAGGTGGAGCAATAACTGCTCAGGTATCGTCATATTTTGACGGTGGCAATATACCACTAGCTGGCACAGCCTCATACGATCCTAATGTTGTATACGGACCTAACAGTCCATTAATTGGAGATTAATCAATGCCAGCTGAAAATGGTAGTATTCTTGTAAGACGCGGACCTACAACTGACAGAGAAGTGTTTACACCGTTAAGTGGTGAAATAATATATGACACTACTACTGGACAGTTACATGTAGGTGACGCAGCAACAGCCGGCGGCAAAACAGTATTTGGTGATAAAGTTAAAGTTGATAGTGATGGCAACTTATCAGAAATATATATGCGAGGTGAAGAGCCTAGACCTGCACCAGTTGAAGGATTATTTCGTTACAATGCTAACACACAAAGTTTAGAATACTCCGATGGTAATACATTTTATCAAGTAGCATCGAGTCCTTTTACAGGCTCGTCAAACGTACTATATGTTTCAACAAATGGTAAGGACGATAACACATACGGTTCTAAGAGAGGACGTACTCCGGGTACATCATTTAGAACACTAAACGCTGCTTGTAGAGAAGCTGACCGTGTTATGGAGAAAGCCGCTAAAGGCCTAGGCCCATATCAAAAATGGATTACATATACTAACGCATCTAACGCACAAGTTAGATCAACAGTAGCATCTATTAGCGACAATACTCCTTACAAGAACATTGAAATGTCTAAAGAGACATACGAACTAGATGCCACAACTGAGATAAGAAGTGGTATGCGTATTGTTGGCCAAAACAGTGGCGCAATTGGTTTAATAGAAGAATATACAAAAAACGTAGGTAGTACATCAGATACACTAGTTATTGATGTTGAAAGCGGTGAGTTTGTACAAGGCGAACAAATTAAGTTTGGTAATGCTATTCCAAGTTTACCATATCAAACTTATAATTCAGGAGCAACTGAATCTCCTGAAATAACTATTAGACTTGAAACAGGTATTTACTACGAACACTTTCCAATCAAAGTTCCAAACAATGTTTCTATTAAAGGTGATGAGTTTAGAAGAAGTATTATTCGACCAAGACCTGGACCAAGTGCAAGTCCGTATTCAGAGATAAGATTTAAACGTAATGCTGATAAACTTGAACTTGACCCAAATGTTGTCGGCGAACGTCCGTTTGGTGCTCACTACTTAACTGACCGTGCTAACTTAATATATAGTTTTGTTGCCAATCCAGGTGCATACACTGACGACTATAATACATTGTTTGCTAGTAAGGTAACACTTCAAGATGCTGTAATTACTTTTATAACAAGTACATATCCTAGTTTAACATATGATGTAGATAAGTGTAAACGTGATGTTGGCTATATTGTTGATGCTCTTTCAATAGACTTACGAGATGGTGGCAGATTAGAAACACTAAACAATGCATTAATGTATCAAGGTCAACTACCAGCAGACCAAGTAACAGAAACTGCTGCGGCGCTTGATTATCTTGCAACACAGATAGCACCTTTACTAACAACAGATGCACAAGTAATATCAAATAGTTTTATAGGCGGCATTGCAAATATTATACGTGGTACAGGATTTAATGCTCCTAAAGAAAACGATACACTTGATGTATTTTTAATGAATGATGCTACTATTATTAGAAACCTATCTGTTCAAGGACATGGCGGATTTATGGAAGTGCTTGACCCAGAAGGTCAGATACTTACTAAATCACCTTATACACAAACTTGTTCAAGTTTTAGTAAATCACTAGCACCTAAAGTAAGTTTTGCAGGTGGTATGTTTGTTGACGGGTTCTGTGGTAACCAAGATGCTAGAATTGTACAAGCAAACAGTACAACTGAAATTGTTATTGATAACATTTACAGAGAACCACAAACTCCGACAAGTTTCTTTATTGATGGTGTTAGATGGCAAATTAACAAAGTAGACAAAGTTGGAGTTGCTGCAGATCAATGGCGTTGCGTGTTGTCAGCAGATACTCCATGGACTGACGCACACTATGTAGTTATTAACCCAGGGCAAACTTTACCAGCACTTCCGTATAACATAGAAGTATTAACAGCAGGTAATATATCCATGCTGTCAAATGACTTTACACAGGTTAACGATTTGGGTTATGGACTGTATACTACAAACGGTTCACGTGCAGAAGCTGTTAGTGTATTCTGTTATTACTGTCACGTAAGTTACCTTGCAGAAAACGGTTCGGATATTAGATCACTTAACGGCTCAACAGCATACGGTGACTATGCATTATTAGCAAGAGGTAGTGATCCTCTAGAAGTTAGTGACGATGTAGTACTAGCTGATGATATGATTCAAACTGGTACAGCAATGACTGATGCTACCTACACAAATATACAAGGCGGCACAGTTATATATGTTGACAATCTTTCATATGCACCGTATAACATTAGTGAAGTTGATGTTGATCATGGTGGAGCAAATAACGTATTAGGCGATCCAACTTATCTTACTAGATATGAAGTTATTAGTGTTAGTGCTGTTGAATCAACTTCACCTCAATTATATCAACTTAATATTTCAGCAGGAGAAGCAAGTAACCCTGGTGTTCAAGTTACTATACCAGACGGAACTCCTGTAGTTTTACGTAACAACCAAGTAATTAAGTATGATGACATATTAGATATTAACCCTACTAGACCAAGTACAGCATTACAGTATGACGATGATCCAGATAAAGTATATCGTGTACTAGCATATGATGTTGCCGGCTTGCCTGATAACGTAGCAAGGATTACATTGCGTGAATCGTATGATTATATTAAATTAGTAGTCGACGATACAGCAGGTAGTACATCTGGAACAGGACAAGTAGGCGATACAACTATCAGACTTGATACTGATTTAGATCCAAACGAAACAACAAGAGTTAATCTTGGTATTACAACTGGACCTAAATACATCTTTGGATTTAATGATACTATACACCAAGTAACAGCATACAGAGATAAAGCCACAACAGGACAAACATATGCTGAAATAGATATTACTCCAGCTCTTACTAAATCACTCGGCGGCTATCCAGATAAACCTACACTACGAGCAGGATTACCAGCTGGCGGACAAGCAGACATTACAGTAGGTATTAGTACACTTAGAGTTACAGGACATGATTTACTTGACATTGGTACAGGAAGTTATCAAACATCAAGTTACCCAAGAGAAATTTATGGTAAGCCAGAGATTGCTGCTAACCAAGCAAGGGAAGTAGTAGAAGAAGGTAAAGGGCGTGTGTTCTTTGTAACAACTGACCAAGACGGTAACTTTAGAGTTGGTGACTATTTTAAAGTTGACCAGGGAACAGGTACAGTTACTTTTGCCGCAAGTATTGCTCTTTCAAACTTAGACGGTATTGGATTTAAACGTGGTGTTGCCGTAAGTGAATTCAGTACAGACGACGGCATGACTGATAATGCAACTGACACTGTGCCAGTAGAAAGTGCTGTAAGAAATTATGTAAATCGTAGACTAGGGCTTAACCATGCAGGTGCAAGTGTACCAGGAATTATAGGACCGGGCTTCTTAGATCTAAATGGTTCTAATGCTATGGCTGGCAACTTAGACATGGACAGCAATAACATTGATAATATCAGTGTGCTAACAGTAGCAACTCTTGATGCTACAACAAGATTAAGTGTTCCGTCAGCGGGAACAGTAGTAGGCGGAAATGTTGGTGATATAAAATACAATACTGACACACAAAGATTTGAAGGTTACTTATCATCCAATCAATGGGGCTCATTAGGTGGAGTAAGTGATGTCGACGGTGACACTTATGTACAAGGCGAAACAACTCCAGGTAATGACAATGATGATTTAGATTTTTATACAGCAGGAACACAAAGATTACAAATTGACGAAACTGGTGATTTTAAATTTGGTGACGGACTAAACAAAGTTACTATGGACTTTGCAACAGGTAATATCGTAACGCCTGGAGACATAGACGTTGCTACACTTGATGTAGGAACATCAGCAGAAATTGCAACACTAAAAGTTGAGGACTTAACTGCAGGGCGAGTATTACTAGCAGGCACTAACGGAGAGATAGAAGATAGTGCAAACTTAACATTCAACGGGACCAAACTAACAGTTGACGGCAATGCTGAGATTACTGGTAATGTAGTTATTGGTGGAAACATTACAATTGGTGATGCAGATACAGATTCAATTATAGTATCAGCAGACTTTGAAGGCAATCTTATACCTGATACAGACGATTTATATGACCTAGGTACAAATACAAAACGTTGGAGTGAGCTGTTCCTAAATGACAAGTTAACTTTAAACGATTATATATTACCTTTACAAGACGGAACTAAAGGACAACTAGTAAGTACAGACGGACTAGGACAACTAGGATTTAGTGACAGTGATATCTTTGGTGGTAAAAGAGTTTATGTAAGTGCTGAAAAAGGTAATGATACAAATGACGGTGTAACAGCACCTGTAGCAACTATCAAACGTGCTATGCAAATTGCATCAGGCATGGTATACAATGTATCTAAAGATGTTGTAGACAGAGCTACAGTAATGGTTGCAACAGGCGAGTACATACTTGATAACCCTGTAATTATTCCAGACAATGTTTCAATTGTAGGCGACAGTATTAGAACTGTAATTTTAAGACCAGCAAATGAAAACGAAGACATGTTTAGAGTGCGTAACGCTTCTTACATGTTTAACATGACATTTAGAGATGCACTATCAGGAACTGTACCTATAGCAGCATTTAGATTTGCTGTAGCATTTGATAATCCAAATGATTCTGCTACAAGTAGAGCAGGATACACAAACCTGCCTAACACACGAGTGTTAATAACTACTTCACCATATTTACAAAACTGTTCAGTAATCAGCTTCTTAGGTGCTAATGGTGTTGAAATAGACGGAGACCTTGTTGTTACTCCTAACACACCGGGTAATGCTATTGAAGCAGAGAATCCTGTAACACCAGAAGATGGACAGCCTGAACAAGGTAAGAGTATGGTTGCTAATGCATTTACTATTCTATCCTTTGGAGGTGTAGCATGGCGTGTAATGAACGATGCATATGCACAGTTGGTTAGTTGTTTTGTTATTTTTGCAGAACAAGGGTGTTTAACACAGAACGGTGGTTATCTATCTATTACAAACTCAGCAACAAACTTTGGTTACTTTGCATTAAGGTCAACAGGTTATTCGCCAAGGGTATTTGACACTGACAAAGGTATTATTGGTAACGTTGGTGTTGTAGACAATGTACAAAATGTTAACATTGTAGGACTTCAACGTGATACTGTAAACCAATATGTAATGCGAGTAATGAACCTAGCAAGCCAAGACGTTACTAATACATTTAATAATGATACAGCAAGAGGGGTAACAGTATCGTTTACAGCAGGCAATGCATCGGGTAATAGTATTGCTACAACTGGCAGTCATGGATTATCTACAGGTGATCTAGTACAATATAATAAAAATGGTAATTTAGAAATAGTAGGATTACTTAACGAAGCAACTTACTATGTTTCTGTTGTCAATACAACTTCGCTACAATTATTCCATGATGCTGATCTAACTAAACCTGTTACGGGTGTTAATGGTGGATCAAGCACAGGAACTCATCAACTGTTACATGACTTTGAAGAAATATTCATTGACGAAGTTTTATCAAGCCATAATAACTACCAAGATGTTTATTTGCCAGCAGGTTCTTATACTGTTACTAAAGGAGCATTGATATCAGCAACATCAGGTAGTGATAATATTAGTGCAACTGTTGTAAACTTTGATAACAATATAATAACAGTTTCAGTTGAAAAAGTACAAGAAGGTAGTGTTTCAGTAACTAACTTCTTTAGTACAGGTGCTGTTATAAATGCAGGAGAAATTAGTGTTAGTTCTGTAACAGTTAGCAATGTAGTTAATAGAACAGATTTAATTACAATTAATGCTGCTGTTAAGACTACTAAAAACAGACAAGTACAAAGTTTTGGTTTACTACAAGGTAATCAAGCATGGTTACATCGTCCAAGTATTACAAACTCATCAGCACACACTTGGGAATATAGCGGTAGTGGTGTTGACTATAATGCGTTACCAGAGAATGGTGGCGTAGGTGTTGACACATTTGAACAATACAGCGACTTGCCGGGTAGAGTATATACTTCAGGTACTAATGAACTTGGTGACTTTAAGATCGGTGACTTTATTGTAGCATTTAACAGAACTGGTAATATCATATTTAGAAACCAAGTTAGTATTGGTGAATTAGACAGTTTGGCACTTAGCCTAAGTGGCGGTGTAAGAGTTACAGCAATTAGTAATGATCCAGACCTTGGCGACAATGATGTTGATGGAGCATTAGATTCAAGACTTGTAACACAGTTAGCAGTCAAATCGTTTATGAACGATAGACTAGGAAACTTCATTGACAGAAATGTAAGTACTAATGCTGTACCAAGTGCCGTTGTTCAACTTAACAGTCAAGGTTTAATTAATCAAGATCTTATTCCTCCAACAGGAGCATTTGAAAGTTTCACTGTAGACGAATACGGCGGACGATTAACTGTATCACAGGATATACCTGCTCCAAATATTAGTGCAGGTGATATTGTTGTAGAAACTTACCCTGAAATTGTGTTAAACCTAACAGGTGCTGTAACTGTTACAGCAGGCGACACTATTACACAGGCAACATCAGGCGCAACTGGTATTGTAAAAGAAAGTGGTACAACATCAACTCTTAAATTAGTAAACACAATTACAGGAACGTTTAATACAACAGACACTCTTAGTAGTAGCGGAACAGGAAATTTAGGTGCAAGTAGTGTACCTACTATTGTTTCACCAGTAAACTCAATTAATGATAACTACTTCTTAAAAACAGACAAAATAAGTCAGTTCCTAGTATTACAAGATGGTGGCACACCAAGTTTTACAACTATAATTTCTAACAGCACACCAATTCAAGGTGCAACAAGTAAAGCGGTAGCAACTGTAACTAGCCATGTTGTTGGTGTTCTTAATGCTGTTGATGTAGCAACGTTACCAGGAGGCAGTGGATATACTACACCAGGTACATATGAAAATGTAAGCATACAAGGCGGAAATGGTTCTGGTGCAAAAGCAAATATCATTGTTGGAGCAACTGGAACAATTACTAGTTTTGATGTTACAGTAGGCGGGTCGTTCTATACTGAATCTGATAACGTTACAATTAATGATGCAGATGTAGGTGGTCGTTCAGGTGGTAGTCCAATAAGCATTGGTGTAACTGATATACAAAATAGATTATATGTTGATCTAAATGCAGATACAGGATTACAATTTACAGCAAGTAATATAAATTTAGACTTTATAGTTGATGACAATCCTCCAACAGATACACTAGCACAGCAAGGACAGTCAATTAAAGCATTCGTAGCCACAAGTACAGGCAGTGGCGGAGATGTTGATGTTATTAATGACAAAATTGTTTTCCAATCAGCACACGGATTACAAAACGGAGATCCGTTGTATTATGATAGTAATGCAAATACACCATTAGGTGGTCTTCTCAACAATACTACATACTATGCAAAAGTTCTTACAACTACAGAAATTGAACTTTTTGCAAATTACGGTTTAACAGCCGCTGGGAAAGTAGACATAACATCATCAAGTAGCGGAACACACAACTTTAAAGTGTTCAATGTTAATCAATATGCTAATACTTTCTTCGTACCAATCCATGGGCTATCCACTGGAGATGCGATCAAGTTTGAATCATCATCTCCACCTACTGGGGTCGACAGCGGCGACTTTTTCTTTGTTGGATCTGTAACACTAAACAGTTTTACACTACACGAAGCAAGAGGTGCGGCACTAGACAGTGTTGCTGGATTGACAGTATCGCCTGTTAATATAACTAGCCAAGGCGGCGCTGTAAATGCAACACTAACAGAACAAAATGTTATCATAGTAGACGATGTTAATACTAGTGGCGACTTAGAATCAAGTTGGAGTAGTTTAAGTACAACAACTATTGATGCAGGAAATATTATTAGTGGTGTAGTAGATACATCTAGACTTGCCAGTGGAAATGCAAACGACAAATCATTCTTAAGAGGAGATCAAACTTGGGCAACGGCTGTACAGTCTATTACAAATACTACAGCAGGCGATCCAATAACCTTAACAAGTGCAGATGTTAACGGGGATAATTTTTATAACAATGTAGACATTAAGATTGAAAAAGCAAGTTATACTAACCCAGCAGCACCAAGTGTAGGAACAGAAACATTAGGTGTTGCCAGTTACCACTTTGATCACTTTGAAATTGACGCTAATGGACGAGTAACTACTAAGGCATCAGGCAACGGTGGTGTTATTGATGCTGATAAACTTGATAATCAAACAGGTGCTTATTACTTAAACCCAGTTAACTTATCAAGAGGAGTTCCAATACAACGAGGCGGAACTAATTTAATCAATTATGCACAAGGTGATTTATTATATGCTGGTTCAGTACTAGGAGGCGCACCAGCAGACTATAATGAGACACTAACAAAATTAACCATTGGTAGTGCTAGAAATGTACTACAAGTTAAAGCAGACGGAACAGCACCTCAATGGACAAACGCCTTAAGTATTGCAACTCTTGAAACAAGTAGTAATGTAACTATTGGTGGTGACTTAACTGTTAATGGTACAACAACAACTGTTAATACAGAAACAATTAACCTTGCTGATAATATTATTTTACTTAATAGTAATCTTGCAGGTAACGTTGCACCAACACAAAATTCAGGTATTGAAATTGAAAGAGGTAATGCTGCTAACAAAACATTAATTTGGAATGAAGGCGATGATGTATGGACAGTTGGCGCTGAGAAATTTACAGCAGGAACACTTGAAGGAAATCTAGACTGGTCATACTTGCAGAATGTAGTAGACCCTGTAGTTACAGTAACACTAACAGGTGACGTAACGGGTACAGGCACAGCAACAATGACCAACTTAGGTAGTGCAACAGCAAGTTTTGCAACTACTATTACAGCCAATAGTGTTGCACTCGGTACAGACACAAGTGGTCAGTATGCATCAACAATTACAGCAGGTGACGGTATATCTGCTACTACCGCTAGTGCCGATGACGGAACAGCATATACTGTATCACATGCTGATACATCTAGTATAGCAAATGTAGATCTTGGCGCTGAAGAATTTGTAAATGAAATTACCTTTGACGAGTTTGGCCATGTTCTAACTGTAGGAAGTGCTACTGTTACAGCCCCAAGTAATGAAGAAATTACAATTACAGCAGGCACTGACCTTTCGACAGGCGGAGCATTTACACTTAATCAAGCTGCTGCAGAAACAATTACAATTGATCACGCAGATATTACTAGATCCGATACAACAGGTAGTAGTAGTTTGTCATTCGCAGGAACGTTTGATGTGATAGACAGCATTACATCAAATGCTAGAGGTCATATAACAGCGGTCAATGTTAAAACACTTACAATGCCAGCTGCTGGTGCTAACGACAATACTACATATTCAACAAGTGTAGTACAAGCAAGTGCAGGTAATGACAGCAATCCAATAATACGTTTAACAGACAGCGATGGCACCAATGATGATATTACAATTAGTGGCGGAGGAGACGTAAGTGTAACTAGAACAAGTGCATCAGCATTTAAAGTAGAAGCCACTTTCCCAACTGACAACAATACAACTTACGATTTAAGTTTAGTTGATAACTTAACAACTAATGACTCAGTTGATATTAAACTTAATCCTAGTAGCGGTACTGCAGACCTAGTAACAGTTGAAGCAGGTACAAATATAACTATAGAGGTTGATGGTGACAATGCTAACGGATTTATAATTAGCTCAACTGATACTACAGTTGATGTAGACGATACTCCTGTTGATGGAGCAACTACATCAGCAATATCAAGTAATTGGGCATTTGATAATGTTAAGACAGCAGTACCAGTAAATGCGTTATTTACAGATACTAATACAAACCAACTTACTACTTGGACCTTAAGAGACAGTGGCGATGATGATGTAACTATTGGTCAAGGTAAATTTATTAAGTTTGTAACGGCTACAGGAGCATTAGGAACCAATACAACAGGATCTGGAACAACCGCAGATCCTTACGTAGTAACACTTACATCTCCAAATGATAATACTCAACTTGCAATATCTAGTACCCCAACTAATGGAGCAACAACTACAGCAATTAGCTCAGACTGGGCATTTGATAATGTTAAAACAGCAGTACCAGCAAATGCGTTATTTACAGATAATAATACAACATATAATATTGCAACAGATAGTACAGCAGGTCTTGTTAAAATAGGTGCTACACCAAGTGCTTCTAATTATTATGCAATTGAATTAGACAGCAATGATAGAATGTATGTCAATGTGCCGTGGACTGATACTGATAATAAATCATATACAAGTTATATTGAAAATAATCAAACTTCTACAGCAGAGTGGAATTTAGTATTCGTTGACGGATCATCAGATAATACTTCTGCTGCACAATTAAAAGAATTAACTGTAGACGAACATAGTAGTGGTACTGGCGGATTAACTTATGTACCTGGCTCAGCAACACTAAGGACAACTAAGTTCCAAGGTACAGCGACATCAGCAGAATATGCGGATTTGGCGGAAGTTTATTCAAGTGATATAAACTATAGACCAGGTACTGTTGTAATGTTCGGCGGCGAGCAGGAAGTTACTACTTCAACTGGTTTAGCAACAACTAAAGTAGCAGGTGTTGTATCAACTGACCCTGCATACTTAATGAACTCAGAAGCAAAAGGTGTTGCTGTTGCACTTAAAGGACGAGTACCATGTTATGTAGTAGGACCAATTAACAAAGGCGACTTACTAGTAACTAGTTCAATTCCGGGCGTTGCATGTAGAACTGAGTCGTGGGTAGGCGGTGCTGTTATTGGTAAGTCAATTGAAGACTGTCCAAAAGAGTTTGAAGTAAGATTAATAGAAATAGCAATAGGATCAATATAATGCCAGAAGTAGTAAGAAAAAATTTAGATGTTCATGAAGGACATGACTCTAATACACCTAACCCATTTCATCAAACTAGTTATAATGAAGGATCGCCTGACGTATTTACTAATAACGAATCAACTGTAAGAATAGGTGATACTACTATTTGCGGTGATGGTGCGGCTGCAGGATCAGCAACTGTGTTTGCAAATAACATAGCAGTACATAGAAAAACTGATGCTACTACAGGACACGGAAGTTGGGGAGCAAATGCGGCCAAAACAGGAAGTCCTGACGTTTTTGCTGATTCATAATAAACCACATTTAAGACCCCTAAGACATAGATTATTTAAATACTGCGTAATTAAAACTTAATAGGAGACAATTATGTCAGAACAAACATTACACGAACAAATCGTTCAAGCATACAATTCATACATGGCAGAGCATTCTACATTCGAAGAAAAGAATGTAAAAGCGGCTGCTGCAAGAGCTCGTAAAGCATTAGGTGATATTGGTAAATTATCAAAATCACGTCGAGCTGAAATTCAAGAACGCAAGAACTCTATGTAATGAGCGGCCAGCGGCGTTGGCTCAGAACATGGGCACGAACTGTTGGTATGCCCATTGGCATTACAGACGACGATAAGCCAGAATTCCTTCCTATATCTCAATCGAGTGTAAAGAAGGCCCTGGCTTTTCGCACCTTTTGGATAGTGTTACATGTCGTAACCTGTTTTAGCATTATTGCCGGTAACGGCAGGAACTTAGGAATCTGGTAGAGTGGATCAAAGAATATACGAAATTTTAGACAAAGAGGTTGATAGGCAAGCAACCACAATAGAATTAATTGCAAGTGAAAACTTTGCAAGTGATGCTGTAAGAGACTTGTCAGGAAGCGTGTTTACTAACAAATACGCAGAAGGTTATCCAGGTAATAGATATTACAACGGTTGTGATCATATGGACGAAATTGAAACATTGGCCATAGAAGAACTAAAAAAGTTATATGGATGTGAATTTGCAAATGTACAACCGCATTGCGGAGCAAATGCTAACACCGCAGTTTATCAAGCATTTTTAAAGCCCGGTGATACAATACTAGGTATGGATCTAGCAAGTGGCGGTCATTTAAGTCACGGTAGTAAACCAAACATATCTGGTAAGATCTATAACGCACACACTTATGGTGTTGACGAAATAACAGGGTTATTAGACTATGGTGCTATAATGGCACAGGCTAAAGAAGTACAACCTAAAATGATTGTTGCTGGTGCAAGTGCGTATCCAAGATCTATTGATTGGAGTTTATTCCGTGAAATTGCAGATAGTGTAGGAGCATTACTATTAGTTGATATGGCACACTATTCAGGACTTATTGCAGGTAATGCATATCCTAGTCCGTTACCATATGCAGACATAGTAACAAGTACAACACACAAGACTCTTAGAGGCCCACGTGGCGGTATTATACTATGGAATAATCCAGAATATACAAAACAAATTAATAGTGCAATATTTCCAGGAACACAAGGCGGACCGTTGATGCATATCATTGCCGCTAAAGCACAATGTTTTTCTGAAGCAAATACAGATGAGTTTAAAGAATATGCTCAACAAGTAGTACAGAATGCAAAGGCAATGTGTAGAGTGTTTTTAGAAAATGGATTAGAAGTACAAACTAACGGAACTGACAGTCACATTATTTTAATGGACTTGTCATCGAGTAAGTTTAGTGGTAGACAAGCAGCTGATTTGTTAGAAGCAAATGGTATTACTGTAAATAAAAACGGAGTTCCAAATGATCCTAGATCGTTTATTGAAACCAGTGGTATCAGAATAGGAACAGCAGCTGAAACTACACGAGGCCATGACGAAGCATGGTTTGGACACTTAGCACAACAAATATCAGACCTCTTAAAACAATAGGAAAGGAACACAATGCTGTGGGTAGATTACAATATTGAAAGTTTTCCAGACGGAAGTTTTACTGTAAAAGGAGAATGGCCTGGAGAAGTAATGGGTCGTCAATTAAATGGCGATAAAAAAGACCATTGGTTATACAAGCCAGGCGATGTTTTTATAGTAGATGAAAACGGAATCTTACGTAAGTCAGATCAGTTATCTGCATTAATAACAAAATACGAAAAAAATAATGAAGTGTAAACAAGGCGACTTAGCCGTTATAAAATTTAGCATACGTCCAGAGAACATTGGGCGTATTGTTAAAGTAGCGGAACTTATAGGTCGCTACGAAGCTGGAACACAATTTGCATATAGAGGCATGCCCTGTCAAGCCGCTGTTACAGACACTTATTGGTGGATTGAAGCAGACGATCTAAGCATACAGTTAGGGCCATCGCCTCGTGCATACATTCCGGATACATGGTTAGAACCAATAAAACCAGAAGAAGAAAAAGCAGAAACAAAAGCTGAATTAGAATTCGAACTGTAGAAAGGATAGGCCATGAAGCCTAACAAAAATTTTAGTCTTGAAGTACGAGACATAGAGATTATTGAACAAGCATTAAGAGCCAAAGCAGGACGTAGGGGACTTGCTATTGCACAAGGCGAAACATCACCTCAGCTCAAAGAAGAAATGCATGAGATACAAGAACTTCTTGGACGCATACATAATCAAAAGAATTGGTATACTCCAAAAGAATTTGTTCCAGGTGGTTGACAAACACAAAAAATGACTGTATAAATATAACTGTAACGTTGAAGCAAATCAAACGCTATACAGGACCCGGGGGCAGTACCCGGCGACTCCACCAAAAATACATTCTGCTTACTGTATAGCAGAAGCAACAGACTGATAAACTGGGAATGTATTTTTGATGGGGTCGAACTAGGATCGACTGGTAGTTAATAGACAAGTGGAGTTGCCCGGCGCAAGCACGGTTATCGCAAGAAAACAAATAGAAGCAAACGAAAACTTCGCATTAGCAGCCTAAGGGCTACTACGAGGTAGTTAGACCTTGTTACCAAACATAGCAGGAAAGGTGTTGCAGAGATGTAACACCTTTTTCTTTTATTCTTTCACTCTTGCACAATAAGAGTGCATAAATGATAACTATTAATGTGAGCAACACAATCCCACCTCGCTCACTAATAAGAATAATAAAAGGAAACTAATCAATGCGTACAACCGTACTAGCAATCGTAGCCGCTCTGGCTACTACATCAGTAAGTGCAGCAGATCTAGGTATAGCTGGACTGTCACTTAACACAGAAGTAAAAGCATTTCACAAAGTAGATGCAGAAACTAATCACATTACAGTAGAGCCAGAATTACGTTGGACACCTAATGCAGGTCCGTTATCAATGTATGGCGAAGTTCCGTTAACAGTGTATGAAACAGATCACGCATCAGGCGATGATTTTGCTGTAACAAACATTTGGGACGAAGGTCATAAGCCAACACTAGAACTTGGTGTTGATTATACTATCAATTCAAGCACAATGGCATATGCCGAAACAACATACGACTACAATAAAGACAAAGGTCGTGGTGAAATTGAAATTGGTGTAGCGTTTAACTTCTAAGTAAAATACTGCAACTTAAAAGGTCGCTTTATGCGGCCTTTTTTTATGGCTAAATAATACGGGCATATAATTATTACAAAGCGAGGGCAAGTATGTACGAATATAAATGTAAAGTATTAAGAGTAGTCGATGGAGACACTGTCGATATAGATATTGATTTAGGGTTTGGAATGTGGATGCACAAAGAGCGTGTTCGTATAATGGGCATAGATACGCCTGAGTCAAGAACAAGAGATAAAGTAGAAAAAGCATTTGGATTAGCATCAAAAGCAAGACTAAAAGAAATGTTACCAATTGGATCAATTCAACATCTTAAAACAGAAATTGATAGAAGTGGCGAAGATAAAAGAGGAAAGTTTGGAAGAATCCTTGGAGACTTTATTATAGACGATAAGCGAGTTACTGAAGTACTTGTTGAAGAAGGATATGCTGTAGCATATTTTGGCGGATCAAAAGAAGAAGTTGAAATGAAGCACATGGCAAATAGAGAAAAACTTCTACGTGAAGGTAAAGTAACATTACCAAAATAGATTGACATTAGTGTTTACTCGTGTTATAGTATTACTATAATAAAGGCACGAGGTAGGCACAATGACAATGCATCTAGCGAGAGGTCTTAGTACTATTAGTACTAAGAAACGTAAGAAGAAAGCTCTTACACAAAAGGATATCGATCGATATACTATCGAATGGCGCAAGCATAACAAATCTATGCGCCGAGCAAACAATCACTCATTACAATACGATACAGTAGACGACTACATTTCGTATGTGAGAGGTGAATATAAAGCGCCAGTAAAAAGTAGAGGCACATACACTCCTGATTCATCCTGGCGAAGAGATGAAACAAAGATTCCTTCTGCAATGGAAGAAGCAATCAAGAATGGTACATTCAATAGAGGATGTTCGGGCGGTACTAAAAAAGAAACACCTAAGTATACAGGTGATCTTATTGTAGGCATTGCAACAATGCATAAATCAAATGCTGTTCCTGTAATGCGTGGAACAGATCAAGCAAAAGAAATTGCAAGGATGAGGAGATAATTATGATTAAGATTATAAATTGGGTTGCAGGCGTTGGGGTGTTGACACTTGGATTAATTGGATCAACTGTAGCATACCCTTCAACTTTCCAAGATCCAGTACCAGGCGAACTTTTTACAGAAAAAGACCAGCCTGAGTTATATTGTTTAGCAATGAATATCTATCATGAAGCAAGAGCAGACAACTTAGCAGGTCAGTATGCTGTTGCTGATGTAGTTTTAAATCGTGTAAAGGATACACGTTATCCGAATACTATTTGTGAAGTAGTAAAGGACGGAAAGTATAAGGAAAGTTGGAAAACAAAACAATATCCCGAACTGCTTGATAGCGAACGT